CTTCCATAGCTTCTCTAATTGCAATTCTTCTAGCATTTGCAATCGCTGCTTCATCCATACCTGCTTGCGCTAGTTCTGCTGCCTCTGCTGCATTAAATTCTCTTAATGCTGCTGATGCAGTTGCATATGCAAGATCACCTGTTCCTTGTGATAGTGGCACAGCTGCTGCTTGTGCCGCTTCTTTTGCTCCTGCTTTTGTAAATAAAGATCCTGGATCTTCACCAAATCCTGCCATAGTGTCTCTTGCACCACCTAAAAAATCAGCTGCTTGAGCTAATCCTTCTATACCAACATTACCTGCTCTTTGAAAAAATCCTAAGTTTGCAGCATCAGACACGTTTTGTGCACCTAATGGTGCATTTTGTAATTGATTTAAAATACCTTCTTTAGTAGTTTCAGTTCCAAATTTTAATCCTCTTAATTTGTCACCGGCTTCTGGAGTTGCGCCGGCTCCTGTTAATCCTGCTAATACCACAGATAAATCATTTAACTCACCCTCTGGATCTAAAATTTTTTGTGATCCTATATTAGCAAGAGAAGACATTATACCTCTACTTAAAGCAGGGTTTAAACCACCAATGGCAAAACTACCTGGTAAAGCAAAAGGTACAGCCGCTGCTAAAAAAGGTAATGCAGGTCTTAACTCTTTTGGAATAACTTTACGTGCTACTTTTGTAAAAGGTTTTGTTATTTCTTTTGGTATAAATTTATCAAAAAATCCCATAATCTTCTAATTTACTTGTTTTTTGTTCAATCGTCAACGATCCTATATGTTAGTTTTACCACCTAAAGCGCCTGGTCCTACTACAATATTAACATTTCTTGATATGTCGTCCTGTGTAGTGTCAGTTACTGGGCTATTTACATCATCTTCTGCCTCTTTATCAGACAGATATTCTCTGCCTGTTTTAAGGTGTTTTATAGTCACCTCTACTCTTGGTCTATAAACTTTAACTGTTTTTCCATCTATTTTTTGTTCTGTGTATCCTTCTTCTTGCTCTACAAATGGCATTATCTATCCTCCCTATTAATTTCTAGTACAGATGCAATAACATCTACTGCACCACTACTTGCTTGTACCTTTAATATCTCACTTTCTTTCATAATTAAAGGTTCACTCAATACTTGTTCTTTTTGATTAGCAGTTAAATTAACATCATTATCTACCACAAAAATAGCTGCAGCTGCATCTACTAAAGTTACTTTAACAACTGCTGTACCACCAGCGTCTTCTGATACTAATAAAGATTTTACAATAGCTCTAGAGTTTGATGGCACTGTATATAGTGTTGTTAAATCTGTATTTGTTAAACTTGTTTTTTCGTTCTTGTATATATTTGCCATTAACCTAATCCTAACCAAGTAAATCGTTCTTGGTCTTCTTTTTGTTGTGTTAAATACGTTGAGTTTAATTGTTCTATTAATATCGATAACGCCCTGTTTATCTGTCTTTGGTTATCTTCACTATATTCTTTTTTAGGTTCTGGTAATCTTACCACTATCTTTGCCATTAGCCTCTCCTTCCATCTGGTTGTAGGTCCACTTGAAACGTACCAAATCTCCACGATTCGCCGGCCCCTGTGTTTTCTATTTTAATATTTGCATAACGTCCTCTTGCTCTAGTGTCAACTTTAGTTGTGCTAGATGTTATTGTAAAAGGACTTAAGTTTGTAGCTGTACTATTATCAGCTGGAAAATCTTTTACAGATAAAGTAATTTGATTGTTACCAGTCAATACTTTAAAATTAGGCAAAAATCTACGCATAGCTAAAAACACTTCACTTTGATCTTTTTGTAAAGAAAAACTAAAAGACTCAACAAAAGATGTTAAAGCTGTTGTACTACCATCAGGATTAATTTGGTCAGTTCCTATTTCGTGTTCAAATAATACAGTTTGGCCTAAACCAGTTTCTCCCTGAATGACGGGAAATGTTCCTGTGTTAGAACTATTAAAAGCTGTTGCATATGGCTTAGGATATACAAGTGAGTCTATCCAAGTTGTTCTAATAGAATTTGTATTTGTGCCTGTGTACCAATTACCCATAGGTAAATTAGCATTATCTTGTCCATAATTGTAAACTACATATCTATCATTAAATGTAGAGTTTGCAGTTGGATACCACCAAATAACTTCTGTAAATAAATTATTTATACCTGCACAAATTTGTTGTCCTTTTGTAGTATCAATATCATCGTAAACATAATCTTCAACAGAACAAGGCAATGTATTAACCGTACCATCGAAGGAGAAGAATCCATTGTTACCCATCCAATATGCAACACCATCAATTTCAATTGCTGCGTTCTTACCGATTAAACCACAGTTTGTACCCACTTGTTCAAATCCAAATGTAAATGGTGCACCAACAAATTTCATTGCATATAGTGCATTGTCAGTCCACACTAGAATATTTTCTTTTGCAACTAATGCACCCATAATTTTTGTTCCGTCTTGTAATCTTTGTGTGCCAGCTGTATTTGTTGCTTCAGGTGTATAATTATTTATGTCTTCATCAACAGAGAATCTTATAAGCATATCATCTTGTGTTGTGGGTGAACCTATAGTTAACTCCGTGCCAAAATGAATTAAGTGACGTGTTGTTGGAGATATAAGTGTAACTCTAGTTGCAGTTGGATTATTTGTAGTTTCAAATCCTGATGTGTTAGTAGCAGCTCTATTACCTGTTGGGTTAGCAGCTCCTGCATTCCAAGTAAATGTTTTACCATTTGCAATCGTTGCAACTAACACTTCACCAAAATTACTTAAGGACCAAAGTCCTGGTTCAAGAGTTACGGTTGATGCCTGCACTGCACTACCAAATCCTGCAAACAATGTTGCGTTTTGAACTAAAGTTCCATCAGAGTGAGCTTGTCCATTTGATGTACCAGCAGTTGCTGTTCCATTTGTACCTCTAGTAATACCTAAAAATTGTGTAGAGCTTTTTGATGTATACGTAATTAATTCATTCTCTATTAAAATTGTGCCTGCAGCATCAAACCCAGTGGTTGAGTCTACTGTAACCGCTGTCCCCGATCCGCCAGTACCAGCAGTATCCGCGTTCAACGCTCCATCTAAATTTGTTTGCGCAACACCAGTAATTGTTCCACCATAGTTTCCAATACCAAAACCATAACCATAAGATTGTGCTGCTGGACCTATTACTTCATATGGGGTAATAGTTACAGATCCACCACTAGACGCTGAACCTGCAGTAGCCGCTTGAATAGTTAAAGTTGTAGAGGATGGCACTGACAATACTTGAAAGTTTATATTATCAAAAGTTGCTGTAGTTACACCTGTTGTGCTACCTGGTAAAGTTGTTGAACTTAATCTAATTATATCTCCTACATCAATACCATGATCTGCTGATGTTGTTAAGGTTACAGTTGTCGTCCCATTAAAAGTAAATGTTGCACCTGTGATGGCAGTTGCAAGAGGTGTTATATCGAATAGTTGACCTTCAAAATATAAAAGTAAAAATTTATCTGTACCAATGGCCACGTATCTATTGCCATCTGTATCAACAAAAGCGTGTTGTTTTCTAGCTACACCTACAATTGTATCTGTTAAAAGAGATTGCCAACCACCTACTTTTTCTGGTAGGCCATATCTAAATCTTACATTATCTGAGTCTACCCAACGACCTTCTGCTCCTACTGAAGTATCTTGTTTATCTATTCCAGGAGCAAACTTAATTTTCGTAAGCGGCATTTTTTACTCCTATGATGTTACGTTGTATACGTATTGCCAACCTTTGGTTGCGTTAGTGTATCTTAATTTAATCGATTGATTATTAGTAACTAATTCTAAATTAGATGCAGCACCTCTTATGGGTTGACTATTTCTATTTACTGTTACTTTGTTGGTTGCAAAACCTCCACTTGGAGATACATCCATAATACTAACTTCATCACCCATAGTAGGTGACGCTGGTAATGTAATTGTAACTTGTGCTGCTTGTGTATCTATTAATAAATTATCACCAGCTACTGCAGTATATGCAGTAATAGAACTAGACGTAATTGCAAAGTTACCTTTTTGTAAAATATCTAATCTTGCATCTGTACCATTAGAATGAATTAACATTGTAGATCCAACAGGAACAGCTATTGGATTTGATGATCCAGCTGTTTTAATACTTAACGTATATTTGTTTGCTGTTGTTCTATCGGTAGCATCTTGAATGACATACATTCTTGTTGCCGTACCGCCTGTTGTTGATGCAGGTATAATTAAACTAATGTTAGCTGTCATCGTACCTGTTAATCTTAAATACGCATTTTTACCATTTGATGTTGCACCATCTGATAAAAGTAAAGTAACATCTGAACCAGATGTCATAGCGACATCAACAACACCTGTTGCTGATTGTTGTAATATTTGTAAATTAGTGTTTGTAATAGTTCCCCATAGACCAGCTTTCTCACCGGTTGCTACAAGTTCTAATGCTAAA